AACGAGTATGTAAACGTCCTTGTTCTGTCCATATAATTTGATCTGAAGTTGATGGCATCTCTGCTGATACCATACGTAAGAAAGATCCGATAGAACGATTTCCGTAACGTTCTACTTCTTTTTCATATACATCTGGTAAAAATTGTTGACCCCATTGTTCAAATCCTGTAGCTTGAAAATCTATATAATTTCCAGAGTACATTGTTTTTGACTGCGTTGGTTGTAACGCTGCCGGTATTCCGCTTGTAAAAGCCATTTTGTTTTGATTTTAAAAGTTATTTATTCCATTTTACTCGCAATTTAGAAGAATCATTACCAGAAACAACTTTAATTTTTTGACCATTTGAATTTACAATGCTTGTATTATCTGATCTAGGACTCATGTCAATATTTTTAGATAATTTAACTTGCTCACGTATGGCATCGGCACGGCCTTGGTCATAAAAGTGATTAGCTATTTTATCTGCATTTCGTCCCGCAAATAAAGCTTTGTGATAACCTGCTGCATCAGCAACAGTACCATCTTTTCCTATATAGTCATTAGCAAAATTTTTAATATCAGATTGAAAATCTTTAACTTTAGATGGATTTTCTACTTTAAACCTGTATTTACTTTTTCCAACGCTAAAATCAAAACCTTTGAAATCGTCAGAAAAAACATTATCAGTTTTACTTAAAAAATCCTGTTGTAGTTTTTCACTTTCTTTTATTAAATCTTGTTGTTCGTTATAATAATCATAAGCTTCTTTATATTCAGGAGCAACATCGTTTTGCTTTCTTAACTTAAGATCAGCATAATATTTATCCTTACTAGTTTTAAAGTGCGTTTGAGCATTATAGAGTTCTTCTTTAAAAGCTAATTGCTTAGCTTTAACATCTGACGGATCATCCGTCTCTGCATCATATGCAAAATTTTTATTGAGTATAAAATCAATATCACTTGAATCTAGATGCGGCTTTGTTTTATTATAATATTCTCTTAATAAAGATGTATTATCATATTTAGATATATCTTTATTTAATTCAACATAATCTTCTAAAGTTCCATTGGTTTCATCCATGAACTTTATAAGTTTATCTATATTTTCCGGTAAAATATTTGGTTTTTCTACAACCTTTTCTTCTATTTTTTCTTTTTTTACCGGTTGTTTTTTAGTTTCCTCTTCGTCTGTTATTAACTCAAGAGGTCCATTTGATTGTTCTTCTACTTTTTCTTCAACTTGAACTGTTTTATTTTCTTCAGAGGTTTGCTTCCGTACCTGTTGGTCCACTTCTTGGCTATCTCCGGTTCGTTCGCCCACAGGAATTTCCTTTGTTTCTCGCTCTTGAATGGCATTATCTTCTTCTTTAAATTTATCTAAATCAATTTTGACAACACCATCAACTTCTTTTGGTGAGTATTTTTCATCAACTTGTCCATCTTCAACGGCTTTTTCTAAAACTTTAGATTCTCTTTCTTGAGAAGTTGGAGGTGGTGTATTGTCTTCTACAGCTTTAACTGTAACTTGTTCTTGCTCTTGTGCTTGTGCTTGTTCTTCCATAATTATATATAATAAAATATTTGTTGTTATTTATTTTGGCGAAAATCTACTTAAGTCAATACCACCTAAAACATCATTTCCTTTTGATTCAAAAGATTTTGCGGGCTTACCAGATGAAGGTGGCCCAGAAATAGATTTAGTGGATGCTTTTACATTTTCTCTTTCCATTGCTCCTTGATTATTAACTTGCGTTAATTCTTTTTGAGCCTGCAATTCTAATTGTTTTAATTTAACATTTAGTTCATATTCATATTGCATTAACTCTCTTTTTGTTTGAGCTTCTACTTCTAATTTTTTAATTTCAAATTCAACATCAGCTCTTCTATACTGTATTTTTGATTCTGTTTTTATTTGTTCCGCCTGTGCTTTAGCTTCTTCTATCTGCACTTGAGCTGCACCTTGAGCCTCAGCTTGAGCAACACTTGCTGCTTGAGCTTGTTGTTGATCTAACTGTTGTTTTCTAACTCTTCTAATCTTAAGTAATTGATTAGCTAGTTTTAAATTCTTAACTTCTCTTATATCTATAGCATCTTCAAGATTTATACTGTCTCTTGATAAAGCCATTTGTATATTAGCTTCAAGTAAAGATTTTTCCTCTTCATCAGGTGTTAATTCTAAAAATATACCAAAATCATGTAAATGCAAATTTTTCATTTCCTCTAAAGATCCAACTGAAAATTGGCCTAAAGCTCCTATAAAAGCTTCTTTAGTTGGATGAAATTCTAATACATCTTTAAACCTCAAACATATGGCTTCAGCTAAAGCTAATGTTATATACATACTAGATGATAGTATATGTCTCGTAGCGGTATTGCTATTAGCTGCTGCTAATTTCTGTACTCCTACTAAAGAATTTGGATCTGGATCCGATCCATCTCTTGCTTCATTGAGACCAGTAACGTCTCGCATCATTTGTATATACTGATTATAAGCACCTACTAAAACTTGAATTTGGCCACCACCACTACCTGGCAATTCTTGTATAGGAACTCTACCTGGATTTTGATCTCCTTCAATAGTAAGCGATCTACCTATTATAGAACCAGTAGAGAAATACATGTTTAATGCTTCTTGTGCATTGTAACTTGTACCATTACCTAAATCTACTTCTGCTAGTCCATCAGCATCTAAGAAAACACCTGAAGGTGTCATTCTTTGTATTGCTTGTTGTAATTTTAAATGTGTTAATTGAACTAAATCAGCATAAGGACACATCTTAGAAACTAAAGATGTTATTTTACCTTTATATATTCTTGGTGACGAAACTGTGTAATTCATTAATACTTTATTAGTATTAGAAGAAGGACGAACCATATTGGTGGCTTTTTTCCATTTCAATAAAGTATCTGTACCTAATACAAAAACACCTTCATAAACAACTTCTCTTGCTTGTGCTACTCTTTCAAACCTAGCTCTTTTATCTTGAGGAGGATTAAATGAATCACTTTTAGAAATTGCTCTAGATGCTCCTGTAGAAGTTTCTTTTATTTTATAAACATCGTTTTCCCACGTTTTCCAGTTAAAGTATAATACTGTTAATGTATTATTGTTATCAATATCACCGCCGCTAGTATTAGCCTGCCAGTTATTATTGTACATATCTACCCAATTAGAACCTTTTTTAGTTAAATCATAAAGTTCTTCATTAGGTACCGCTGGAAATTCTTTGTGCAATTCATTTAAAGAAATTCTTTTAACTTCTCCAAAATAATAGCAGTCTTCAAAGTTAGGGTCTTCTGTGTATGACCATATTAAGTTAGCTGGATCAACGTAATCTAATTTTATACCATCGGTATTATTAAATGTATTTTTAACAGCACCTATGCCTAATACTGCTAAATCATAATCAAATCTCTTTTTTAATTGTGGAAATTTGTTAGTTAAAAAAACATTGTTAATAGCCTGTTCTTCTGCTATTTCAATACCTTGCTTGTAACCTAATTGCATGTAAAGTTCTAATTCTTCTGAACTTGAAGGCAAATCTTCTTCTGGAACATTTCTAGCACTAACTCCCAATTGAGATTCAACTTGTTTTAACATTTGTTGAGCATTTATATCTCTCTGTATGTCATTAACAAATTTTGTTCTTTTACCAGTTGAAACTGGATCTTGAGCAAAAGCTTTAATATCAAACAATCTATCTTGCATACCATTAACAACAATGTCTACAAATTTAGGTATTATTGGAACTGGTTTCCAGTCTAAATTTAAATAAGATAAATCACCATTAACAGCAAATTCATCTTTATATTTTCCTATTGGTTGTTCTCCTCTAGCATATAATCTTAATCTATGAAATTCATCTCTAGTCTGAAAATACATTCCAGGTCCGTTATCTCTGTTAAACCATTCCTGTTCAATGGCTCTAGACACAGATAGCCCGTAATCTCTAGAAACTTTTTCTTCATCTGAGACTGCTTGACTCGGAAATTGTGTAGGAAGTTGTCCTGTATTTATTGCCATATTTATTTTATTATCTGACTAATTGATCCTTCTTGTTTGTATTTAGCAAAACCAAAATCAATTTTTTTGTTTATTTTTTTCGCATAAGGGCGATACATATGTTTTCTGCATGCCATTATAGCTAAACCACTACTTATAGACGCATCATAAGCTGTTCTTTTTGATATATCAAATTTAGCCCAATCTTCTAATGTTCTTTGAAAAAACATATTACCGTTATTTTCATTGATTCTGCCTACATACTCTTCTATATAAGATTCTATAGCAGCCGCATGAGCTTGTTTAATATCTTCTGAAGTATTAGGTATTCCGCCTAATTCTAATTCTGTTTTAGATAAATTACCTGTAAGTTTATCAGGTCTATTCATTGAAAAACCTCTATAACCTCTTCTTTTAAAATGATATAATAATCTTGGTTTATTGTTTTCAGCAAGTATTGGCATACTGTAAAATATACAAGCCATTAAAACTTCTTCAAAAAATATTTCAGCAGTCTGTGGTCTTGCAACGTATTCTAAAAAAAATTTTGTATTAGGAACATCAGGAGTCATACTAAATGTAGTTAATCCGTGAAGAGCTCCATTAGACCCGCCACCGCCAACAGTACCACTAATGTCATAACTATCGCAGCCGAAGGCTCCAAGGCCATCATTACCAGGATATTTAATGCCATTTTTTCTAATTATATTATTTTGAAAATTATTATTAGGTATCCAAGAAACTTTAAATCTTCCATTTTTAGTAGGAACCCATATAACTTCAGTATCTTTTATACCATTTTTCCAACTAAAAGTACCACGTACAACGTAACCTTTAGATGTCATTTCTTCATTAAAATCTATTTGTTCGTATATTTTTGTTAAATTAAATAACGAATTAATAGTTTCATCTCTAAAAGCATGTTTTTCTGATCTTGGAAATTGTCTGTAGTACTCATTTAAAGCATCACTATCTCCTTTTAAACCATCTACTTCATTTTCCCAGTGCTCAATAACTCCTGTGTATATTGTCTCCCCATCAATTCCTTCAATCGGTTCTTGTGGGCTTTCGAATACAGGATACCCATACTTGTCGATAAATCCTTCGTAACCCCATTCCATAGGTATGAACAAAGAATATAATCCACTTGCAGTCTGACCATTGCGGTTTCTATTTGTGACATCTGAATTATAAAATAATTTTTTAAAGTTATCTCCACCTTTCGCTAAAGCATTAGATGTTGATCCCATCATGCATTTACCTACTATTTTTGCACCTAATCGTAAACACGTTTTCGTGACCCTCCAGTTGTTGAGGATGTTGTCGGGCCTCTCCCATTTACCCGATTCGTCATGGACGAGGAGTTGTAATTTCTCTCCATCGTACGAGTTGTCCCCTGTGTTCTTCCAGTCGATTGTTGTATCCAATCCGATCCCCAGATTTTTTTCTTCTTTATTGGTTTCTCTAAGGGAATTTCTGGTAAGTCTTTTGGAAGGAATTTTATAGGATAATTCTGTTTTGGGACGTTCCATTCCGTCCTGTATTGGTTTGAAGAAAAACGGGTAGTTAATTGAAATGGGTACAATCTTGTCTGTAAAC